ACCCGTTTTTCGGGTAACAGTTGGACCACCAAAGCCCTTACTGTTAACCTTTCCACCCTTTCCTTGAGTTGGATTAAATTGTCCTTTATGATTTTGTTGTTGTGCCTTTTTTCTTGCTAGTATATCAGCAATTGAATTTTTCTTTTCTTCGCTCATATTTTTACCTTAAAATTGGACCCTCAACTACGGGTCTTTCAACAAAGTTACTTTTAATTTTGTAATTTTTACTAAAAAATGATGTACACCAACGTTCATATACTCCATGTCCTGGACCCCAAAAATCAATGCGTCCGTACCCATTATTAGTAAGGTATGTTTGAATATTATTGTATTGCCATCGATCACTATTATCTAAAATAATTATACCGTTTTCATTAATCATTTCAGCAGCGAGGAAAGCGCATAACATTCTAGCCATACCATCTATTACTACAATATCAAAATAGCCCTTTGGGTACCTATAAATTTGACTAGCATATCCAGCAAAGTCATTGTTAATAAGCCCATGTGTTAAATCATTATTTACATTGTTACTACGTATTTGATTTATAGTTTGTAAAAACTCTGTAATTTTAGGAAAAGATTCATCTACAGGTTTGCACTGTGGGACACAAACTTCAATGCTTAGATCACCGTTTAGTGCTACTATTTTCTGAGCCCACTCTAACTCATGCTCAACTGTAAACAAATGTTCAACACGCTCTTTATAAAATAATGTAGAGTACCCTGATCCATACTCTAAAACTTTATGTTGTTTTGTTAATATGTCTTTTAAATAGGCAATCGCAGGATAAGTGTACCACGGGGTATAACCTTCTTGGTCACTGGGTAGATCGTTAAAGAACCCATGTTCCTGTAAGTATTGCAATCCAAATGTACTTAATTTGCCACGTGCCTCTTCGGCTACACTAACGTAGTTTTTACCGTCTACTACTTTTAATTCACAGGGTTTATTCATATTTTTTTTGCTTGCAGATAATCGTGAAATGATCCATATAAATTTATAAGCATAGCAATTTTGCTATCATACAATCTTACATAAATTGATTTAGTCATTCTTGTTTTATAACCAACATAAAAAGGACAGTTAATCTTTTTACCTAACTCAAGTATAAATTTTGTTTGTCTGACCTCTTCAAGTTCGTCATCATTATTTACTAGTGGGTATTCGTAATATACAATTTCTGCTTGATCAAAGGCATGTTTGCCGTCGTCGGTCAATCTTAAACTGTTTTGGCTACGTCCCGTAGCCCACCATTGGAAAAGAATTTTTTCAAAGGGTAAGTCTGACCAAGCGTGTTTTTCTGGAAGATTGTCTAATACTAATTTAGTAATAGATTGTTTATTCATCAGGATATACTTGACGACCTTGTGATAAAAATACCACTGTAAACTTATCTGTTTTAAATTGATTGTTTAATTTACGACACAAATTACGTGCGTGTCCGGGATTACTGAAACTTGTTTTTTTATATTTAGGAGCAGTTTCGTTTGCAAGATAATGCTGACTTTTAAGGTTTATAGGCTGATCATCGTAAAACACAGCCCATATTCCACTTGCCTCTACAATTTGATCACACTTGTATGTATTCTTATCTACATGTTCAAGTATGATTTTAGGTTGTGTTCTACTCATTTAAACCCTCTACCGCGAATTTCTAAATTGATTACTTCTTCTGGTTTTTCTTTTGAGTCTACATAAAGGTCAGAAAGTAGTTTAGCAATTTCATCCCTTAAGCCCCTAGCCTCATCAATGGGTAAAACTACATCTTTACTCTTTTTACTTTCTTGTATTGACACTTTGTCAAGATAACGTTTAACATGTACCATTAAGATTATTTATACGACTATTTGCTTCGATTTCTGTTTTAAACGGACCCTCATAATTATAACGTTGTATGAATATGTATTTGGGGCAAAAAGACACTATTTTCTGACCATTTTGATCAATTACGAAATATCCTGCTACATGAAAGCATTTACTGTTTTTTGTTTTTGTAAAAAGATGTAATTTCCTACGTATATCAAACATACTATTATAAATTTTAGTTATTGTAGGATACTGAGGGTAAGGCATTTCTACCTTAGTTTTGTTAGACTTAAGTGGCTCAAATCTAATTTTTGCTTTCTTTTTAATGTCATCTGTATTTTTATACAATGTATCATTACCATTTAGTTGAAGTGTAAAGCCTGTAGCATTGGCTTGAACATTACCAACCTTCTTTTCACCGTCGGTTACGACCCAATATTGATCTTTAATTATAGTTTTAGCAATAAGTTCTGTCATTATATTCTCCTATTATCGAAAGTTATTAAACTGCACTCGACCTTTAAAAAGGTTCGATAAAGATGAATCTGCCTCACTATAGGCGAACTCACCAAAATAATTATTCATTTTGGATGTTAACATTTGATGATTGTGAAATATGTTTGGTAAACATTCTTTATAAAGGTTTACAAACTTTAGGTCACTTAAATTATTAAGTTTTTCTACATAATTATTAATAGTTTTAATTCTATCAATTACGCTAGTGACTTGATCGTATGATTCATCAAAAACGTTAAATGTTTTATATCCAGACAACTTAGTATACTTTAAAAAATTAGGAGTCGAGTATACTAGGAATGGATGTTTATAGTAAAAACATTTCATTAATTTTTCACTAGGTTGATACATTTTATCATCTATACCCATCTTACTTTCAACCAATAATGAAATATAAGTTTCATTAAAAAGATTTGCAACTTCGTAAGGGTTTTGGTTACCAAATTTTCCTATAAATTTAGGCAGTAAATCAATAATCTGTCTATTATCATTAGCATATTCGTAAATTTCTTTTATATATGGATCATCCATATATTTTGCGTATCTATCATGAAAGTTAGATAGTATCTTATCAGTTGATTGTACAGTATAATTAGGTTCTCCGTATACTGTTTCAAATGTTCCAAAGGTATAATGAGAGTTGTTTAAAATCCCTCTTTTATGTAAGTCAAGGAAAATAAACAACCTTGGAAGACTAAATCTTCTGCTTAAAAATAAAAAACGTTTAGGTCTTAAACTTGTAATTAAGTTTTCATAAAAATGTATTTCATTTCTATTGCTAAAAAAGATTAAAGGTTTAACATCTTTAAACATAGAATTTAGTGTATCGAATTCAAATTGTGTGTTTAGGTGTATAACAAATTTTTCTGCACCATAGTTGTTAATTTTTTCTACAAGCATATTATAGTGTTTTGTAGAAATTTCACCTGTAGACAAATCCAAAAATATTTTAAAGTCACTTTCTAATATTCTACTATCGATTTTTTCAAGGCAGTTTACATCACCTATTAAAGTATGTTCCCAAATATAGTAATATCTTTTATTATGCGGGCAACGTAAAAATTCATTTATATCCGTAAACCATTCTGCCGATGTATTATGGAATAAAAATTCATTACTAAATCTTTGGTTATAAGGATCAAAAAATGCAAAAGATAATTTTATCATCTTTGCAATTCTTCCCATATATATTCATTTGTAGGCACATATGCTACTGGCTTGATCCAACCTTTTGCCTGACAAGTGTAAATAACATGTTTATAATTGTCCGGACAATTATCCATAATAACAATGGCGGCGCGTGGATATTCTACACTATCCTTTATAAACTTATATCCATTATCCTCTGGGAATAATGTTTTAACCTCGCTAGGCGTCACGCTAATTGACATAGTTCTCCCTTATATGGATTGTTCAACCACTTAGCATATGTCTCAGCCTGCTCACTAACCTTGTTGAGTTCATACTTGCCACAAAACTTCATAAAGTGTACACCAACTTGCGGGGTAGTCACAGTACGCACACCCTTGATAATACTCAAGTCAACAAGGTCTTTAATCTCGTCAGGCTGTGCAGTTAAATCAATCAATCTGCGATTCATTTCGTAATCATCACGTACACGATGCTCGACACCATCGTGATCGACCCAACGCTGTAGCATCATGTTATTCCAATTAAAGCCTTGCTTGTGACGATCAGCATATGCCTCAGTCAGTCCAACCTTGTTCTTACTACCTTTAGTGCGAACACCAGGATAGGCACTGAACACATTGTCACCACTGTCACCACGCATGATTTTTTCAAACAAGTGAAACTGAGGGTCACCGAGAGTCTTATGCTCCCCAGTTTTCTTGTCCTTGACAGGCTTACCCTTGTCATCAAAATAACCTTCAAGGGTAATCAATTGACCAGCAACACCATTATATTGCTTAACATTGTTACTAATCAATTGA